GACTTTGTTGCTACAAGATTATCTGTTAAGACAGACACTCCTTTCAGTTCCTTGGGCATACTCACCAATTTGACACCAGATTTCATTGATAAGCAGAGGAATTCTGTGTTAGAGTTAGCCACAAATGCCTCTGGTTTTCCCAAAAGCATGGAGTCCTCATATGTGGATAAACGACTGGCTTATGAGTCTATTTGCAAGGAGCATGGATTAGAATATTTGATTGTTGTGGTGAGTCCTTTCTCCATTCTGACCAACATGTCAATGGAGAATCAGACAGCAGAGGATCTATGTGTGAGGTGTCGGGTGGGTTTAAATCTAGAGTCATTAGTGGAGGAGTTATTTGATGTAAGGTTGACAGGGGATGAAGAAGATATCAAAGGCAGTGAATACATCAGATCAGCATTTGAAGATTTTGATGTGGGTCTTGAGTTGCCAGAATGGTACCATTTCAACAAGGAATTGTTAGAACTAAATAGTCCATTAAGTGAGGAAGAAGAGGATCATGTTAAGTCAATATTAAACAAGACATTGCTTAAGAGTCTTTCTGGCAAGGCACATGAGCCAGATCCTAAAGCTTTACATAAGTATTTGTCCAATTTCACTGATGCCAATTGTCAGAAGCATCTCAGCCAGATAACAGTGTTCCCAATGCTGATATCTAAACCTAGGAACATAAATGATAGAGATAACTTCCCAGATATCGGTCTAAATGACAATGTTCCAAGTCATATATGGGAGGTCCTTAAATTGGCAAATGACAAGGCTCAATTTAGAGGGGAGAGAATGTGCATACACAATGCAAAAGTAAGGAGTTCTGACATGTCACATGAGATAGAGACGCATATATCATCTAAGAAGTACAACTTAGTAGTGGACCGTAAATCAAGCAGACATGTTAACAGAGAAGACAGTAAGATATACCCCTTCTTGTTTGATGAAGATAGAATCAAGATGGCATTGAAAGGTGTAGGTGCAAAGGCTTTATCAGAAAATCCTGAGATAGTGGCAAAAGAGGGTAGGAAGAAGTTATCTTTCCATCCCACCACAGACACTAGGGATATAGAGAAATTTTGGTCCAGATCTGACAATATGATTGAGGATGAAGACTGGATTAAGGACATCAAAAATGAAACAATAACAAAGTTTTTGAGGAAGGAGAAGGAAGAAAATGAGTTGAGATTAACTGATGTTATAGAAAGTGTGGAGATGATTGAATACCTTAAACAATTGGAGGTTGTGCAGTTGGGAGAACTTATATCTGATGTTTGTTCAGAGTTAGCAATGGAATATAAAGTGCCTACCAAACCTGGAGAGTGGCTGGTGAAACCATTAAGAAGGCACCAAATACTTTTATTCTTGACTGTCACTGGCTCTCATGTTTTTTTCTTCATTGCAGCTGACAAAAGATTCACAAAATCCTTAGAAACAGGCCAACTAGGTCCTGAGTTATTTGAGACCACTAACTACATTGTTAGTAATGTGTCCTCACTCACAGAAGGGTATTTAGAACATTTCATAAAGGCTGGACCTTACATTTTAATGATTGCATCCCACTTGTGCCACTCCTTCAAAATACCCTTACTAACAAGAGAATGGATTTTACCAGTTGAGTTCCACCAATCATTGAATTACATAACATTAACTTACATAAATAATAAGATTGATCATGAAGAGCTGATCACCAACTTGAGATTCCTATACATGAAGCTGCTTCAAGAAGTTGGTGCGAATGTCCATGATTATGTAGACAGATTGCCTAAGGTGCTTCGGAGTAGATTAACAGTTTTCAGCTTGAACAGAGTGGTTTCCATCATGAATTATTACAACACCAGTAGGA